CTACCCGTGCCCTCCATAGTATTGTATCACTCTTTGGGGCAGTCGTCAAGCCATGGAGCACATAACCTGAGTTCTCCCCCGAGTGACCAAAGGGACTATCCCGACCAGGGTTGTTAACGTGTCTCCATCACGGGCATATTAGGGATGACTCCACCAGGGTTTTTTACGTCTCTCCATGACGGGTCGGAGGTGGGCTTACACCTCCCATGCACGCCACCAATTCTTAAGGAAAAATTGGAAACCCCGCGTCAACAAGTGTATAGACATCTCTCATACGGTACAAACCATCTAGTTTAAAGTCTATTGGCAAAGACTAGGAGAAGGTGATTACATCCTTGCCCTCGGAAGACAAGTAATCAAGATAGTTTACAGGTTGTGCTGCACCATAGGTGTGACTACCTGAAAAGACATTGATATTGTAATCAGGATCGTATGCATCCATAATGCTATCAAAGGCACCTAGATCGGATTTTCGCTCACCCTTGCCTAGTTGCTTTGCAATTGATTGCATACCTTGATAGTGACGCCAAATTTCGCTTTGGAGATTTGAATCGACATTATCATCAATCGATTGTTTTACTGCTTGACTGAGTGCTTCAGCTGCTTTCTGATACAAATTCATGGTCGTAATTAGTTGTAATGACGATAGGCACCAACCTCGGGATCGGGGTCGAGCCATTTAGTGTACTCAAAATCTTCCATTGCAGTTTGAATTTGCATACCGTTGTCACAAAGATACATGTCCTTGTAACGCTTAGTCCACTCATCAAACTTTTGGATTCGATAGTCAGGGTACCCGTTATCGAGTACCCCAACGGAGACATATCGATAGGGTGATCTTTCTAGGATCACATTCACTTTAGGCATAATGTAATGTTAGGTCTGTTTCAAGTTTAGTTAGGAGGATATCGTAATCCTCATCTACATCACCATAAAAGTCAACGCCACGATCCTCATAATGTTTGAGAATTTTATTATAAAGGTTAGGATACTCGGCGTCAAGTGTAATCTGTCGGTTAATGGCATCCCAAAGGATATCAATAGCAGACGAGAATTTTTGTGCTGTAGTCATAGACTTTACCTCTATTGGACCTAGATGCATCAAATGATGCAACGATCCAGGCTGGACTCGAACCAGCGACCGACTGCTTAGAAGGCAGTTGCTCTATCCAACTGAGCTACTGGACCAGTCAAGGTAGTAGCTTGGGGGTTGTGATCCATCATTTCGGCGAACTGGTGCAACTGATCGATCATAAGATCGAAAAGCGTATCATCCAAATCGTTGAAATCGTTTTGAAAATCGAAGTGACTCATGTGCCCCTTTGCTTACCTGTGAATTATAGCAGACCCATCAGCATGGGTCAAGGGGTGTGGTCAGTTTGGAAATAGTCTTTACGCATGTACCGACCGAGGATGTTACTGTTGTAATACGCTGGTGTCCCATCTGACATCGCCTCCGTTAGTACATTATTGAGGAATAGTTGGCGGGTCTCTTCAAAATTGCAGAGTCCCTTACTTTTATGTAGGCTTAAAATCTCTCGTTTATAGGTAGTGTTCCCCACCTTCTTTCGTTCTTGAGTAAGTTCATCAGAAGATCCATAGTATTTCTTCCAGTCACTTTCACTTCTAACCCGTCTACTTTTACCTGCAGGCTTTCGTAGCGACCAGAAGTACTTTCTGCCAATGTATATCCTACCCGAGCTGAGATTAGTGATGCGGTACACAAAGCCGTAGTAATCACCAATATCCTCACTGCCGAAGGGAGTGCCGTTGTAAGTCCAGGGATTTTCATAGTCAATCTGTCTCTCCGTCGTCATCTTCAATACTAATACGCCGAGCGTCACTTCTATCTATGTAAGTTGACGGATCGTTGTAAACTTCAGACTTCAATTCACGCAAGAGAAACTCTAGATCTCGTATAAGTATCTTTAAATTTTTCTTGTTCATATTTTTCTTAACCTCCACATGGTTATTCTAGTGCTAATAACGATACTCGTCAAGTGTCTCTAACACTTTATTCAACATATCGTGCGCTCCGTCATGCCAGTCTTGACATTTTCCTGGTGGTTGTTCATTATAAAGTGCGTGCTTCATTTTCAAAACACGCACCTTTAACTCATCAGCTGATAGATGATTTCTCGGCATCACAATCTCTTATGTAATGCTTTCCAATCAGCATCAAACTTTGCTAGACCAGAATCAGTTAGCGTGTGATCATATAGTTTCTGGAAGATGTCATAAGGCAAAGTGCAAATGTCAGCGCCCACTCTGAAACAAGCGGGTACTTGGCGAGCTTCTCGAATCGAAGCAGCGAGGACTTCTGTTTTAACATTGTGGGTTGCATAAAGGTCAGCAATTTCTTCAACTAGTGTTATACCATCCCAGTATTGATCATTCAACCTACCGATAAAAGGCGAAACATATGATGCCCCTGCCTTCGCCGCTAGGATCGCCTGACCCGCTGAGAAGATCAGAGTGACGTTAACCCTCACATCGTCCTCTGAGAGCGCCTTACACGCCCTCAGACCTTCTCTTGTGCAGGGTAGTTTGATTGTGATGTTGGGACCGATTTCCAAGTACTCATCCGCCATTGAAATCATCTCATCAGCGGTATCTCCAACCACTTCAGCAGAGATAGATGCAGTCCAGGGAAACAAGTCAGATATTTGTTTTAAAACATGCTTTGGATCTTCCCCAGCTTTGAGCATTAACGATGGGTTTGTAGTGACTCCATCAACTAGTCCAGTGCTCACCCCATGGGAGATTAGGTCAACATCAGAGCAGTCCAGAAAAATCTTCATGACTCTCCTTGCGTAGTATGTACGTATTTAGGATAACAAAAAAGCACCCTAATGGGTGCTCGATGTGTATATCAACACAGTGTTATTTTTTATTATAGATTGGTTCTATGGATAACATATCCTCAAACCATTGTCGCATGTGTATTCGATAGCAAGACCAATACTTGCATCCCCTATACGTTAGGTGATAACAAGCAGGTGGTCTGCTATCAGCGTCCATATCATCGTGGTGATATGTGTAGTCTTCCATTACTTTGCCTTTGTTACACAGTATCCTGCGGTACAAAGTTGAGCGTCCTTAAGTTTTTGTGCCTTGACTTCCCTTGCCTTAATGACAGAGAGCCAGTTAGCTTGTTTTACTTGAGGTTGCGTCATACCGACACCTCAACCTTTTTGGTATAGGTGTGCCCGCGATAATTAATGGTTACTTCTCTCTCTTCGTGCTTGTGCTCAGCATGGTTGTCATACTTAACACCACGATAGGAGGTGTCGTTGTTATAAAGATTAAGCAATTTCATCAGTTTACTCCTGAAATACTAGGGATGGTTAGCCCCGTTCCTTCAGTCGTTTGCGTCCTTGTTATCAAAACAGGTGGGATTAGTATGCTCCATCCAATGAAGGGTGATATCCATCTTTTCCACAGGTGTGAAGAGACTACTCTCTTCCAACCCTTGTTTTAACCATTCATAGTCTTCACACCTAAGGAAATCCCCAGGTGGGACGTGACTAAAGAAGATCAGTGCTAATGATAACATAGGATGAACGTATCCGTTCCGCGACTTACTTGCGTCCCCGAGGGGATGAACGTAAATGGTAACTTTCGCTACCATTATTATTTATAAAACGCTACTCATTTGAAGTAGTTTGAGGCGATACAGAATTACGCATCGCCTTCTTTTTTTCGTTTTCCCAGAGCATCTCGGCAAAGGGATTACCGAATTGCTCTGTCTTATCTAGTATAGCATCAAAGAGAGAATCCTGCAAATGTTCCTGCGGTGATGTCTTGTTTGATTCCTCCGACGACATAAGATTCGATCTCCGTTTCTTGTGGTGCATTCTGTTGACCCTTGGAATTCAACCAATGATCTGTCCAGGGCAGGGGATTATTCTTAGCAGGGATATCGTAAATGGGTTTGAGACCAATCGCTTTCATACGACGATTAGCAACCCACTCAACATAGTTACCGAGCAGACGCTCATTCAAACCAATCATGCTTCCATCACGGAAGAGATACTCTGCCCAACGCTTCTCTTCGTTGACAGTCTGCATGAACATATCCACTACATATCCTTCTTCTTCTCCAGCAATTTTCTGCATTTCTGCATCGTCTCCGTCTCTCCACTTGTTGAGGATATTCTGCGTGATAACCAGATGTTGATTTTCATCTCTAGCAATAAGAGAGAGAATCTTTGCTGAGCCCTCCATAAGTTTATTCTCGCCAAAAGCAAACGAGCACGCGAAGGAAACGTAGAAGCGAATGCCTTCCAGGATGTTAACATTAGCAACTGCCCGATAGAGTTTACGCTTTAATTCCATACGATCAAAGGTGCCAGCATAGTGACCCTCTTTCGCTAACTCCCACATAGTACCAGTATCATACTGATGAGCATGACTGATGAAGTCATCATATGCTTGAGTTACAGAAGATGCTCGGTCGATAATGTTTTCGTCATCCAGGATGGTATCGAAAACTTCACTGGGATT